TTAAATTATGGTTATATTTATTTGTATGTGAAACAAAAATAATAATATATATAGAATTATATGGTTAAGATAAATTTATTTATTTTTGCGTTATCATTATTTGTAGGATTATTTTTAGTGTATATAACATCACCAAAGCCAAGGATTATATTAAAGTATCCTAATTTAAAGAATGTTAATAATTTAAATTTTGTGGATGAGAACAATAATTGTGTAAAATTTTCTGCTAAGGAAGTTGCTTGTCCAGATAAATAATTAAATATTTAATTATATATATGAATAGGGATGAAATAAATAGTATAATAGTTTCAATAATATGGGGTTTAGGTGTTGCAAGTTTATTTAGAAAAATTTGTAAAAATAAATGTATAGTGATTAAAGTTCCAAATGATGTAGATGATTACATTGTTAAAGATGATAAAAAAAAATGTTATAATTTTGTAAAGTCTAACTGCAATAACATAAATTAAATAATTTTTTAGTTTTAATATTAATTAAAAGTAAATTAATACAAGAATCAATAACATTTTCCATTTCTGTAGTTATTTCTTTTACTAAGTTAAATTTTATAAAAATCTCATTAATTAATAATTTTAGAAATTTAGGTAAAAAAGTTTTTTTAATTTTTATAACTTTTCTATTTTGTAATACAAATGAAATTATTGAAATTACATAAGGTATATCATTAGTATTTATAACATCATCATAATAAATAGCATTTAAATTAGCTTTAATATGATCTATAAATATTTGATCAGTCAATAATTCATCTACAATATTTTTTATTAAATTATCCATATATATATCAAATATAATTAAAATTTTATATATAATATATATATGAAATTAATTATATTTTTTATAATTTGTTTAATTTATTTGATATTAACTATAATTAACAAAGATAATAGTAAATTTAAATCAGTAAAAAAAGTTAGATTTGATTTAAGTAAAAATGATATAATAATTATTCCTTCAAATAAAAAATCATATATAAATAAAAGTAAAATAAAAAAAGAAATTAATGAAAATAATAAATTAATCAATCCACAAACAGAATATGTAACAAAATTAGAAGAAAATAAAAAAAAAACTGATGATTTAAAAAATATATTTAAAAATCAAAAACCTTACTGGGATAGTTTAGAAATTGACTTAAATAGATCATATGATAATTATCAAGTAAATAGTTTTAACAATATTAGAAATGAAAATATTAAAGGTAAAAACATTTCAGATGTTTATAATAATTTAACATATTCTACAGAAATTAGTTATTCAAATTTATTACATCATGATTCAGATGTATTAAATAATATGTCATATTGATTATTTAAGATTATAAATTAAAATTGAATTAAAATATATTTAAGGATATTCTAATATTATATATAAGATGAGTAATAAAATAATAATTGGTTCCAGTGTTGGTTATGAAATTACCAAATATGATAATAAGAATAAAATAATTAGTTATTTAATTAATAATATAAGTAATTATAAATTAAATAATAATTTTATAAAGAATAAAGATAATTTAAATGAGTTATTAGATGAAAACTACAAAGTGTTACCAAATATAGTTGGAGAGGATTATATATTTTTATGTAAAAGGTTAAATGATAAATACTATGTAGTTTTAATAGAAAAAAATAGTTTTGATTTAGATAATATTAATTTTAATAAAATAAATATTATTTCATTAAAAATTAGATTAAATTTAAAATGTTATGATGGGACAATATTTGATGGAAGATTAGTAAATTTAGGTGGGATGAATGTATTTATTATTAATAAAGTTTTTATGTTATATGGGGATAAATTGAATAATTTAACAATAGAAGATAAGTATGAAAAAGCGAATGATTTTATAGATAATTCGTATATAATAGATTCTAATATGAAATGTATATCATTTAAGTTAAACAGATTATATAATATTAATGAATTTGATGATTTAATAAATAATAAGTTAAAAAATAGTAAATATAAGTTTAGTAGTATAGATTTTGTCAAAGATAATTTTGAAAAAAGTTATAGATTATATTTTAGTAATCAAGATTCTAAAAGTAATTTTGTGAATATATTAGGAAAATTAATTGATGTTGATGTTGTAGAATTATTTACAAAAGATAATATTAATAAAATTAGAAGAATAGGAATAGCTCATATTCCAGATATTAATACTAGTTTATTATGTAATAAGTATATATCAGAAAATGAATTAACAAATTTAAGATGTAAATTTAATTTCAGATTTAAAAAATGGATCCCATTAGAAATTATTAATAATAAAAAATTTGAATGTACGAATTATGAATTAGTTGAAGATTATATGTCAAGTATAATTAGTTATTAAGAAAAATTATTATTATACTAATATTATCCGTTGATCCTTTTTTTATAGCATATTCAGCTAAAAGAAAAGCTATGTTATTTTCTGAATTACGATACATATTACTAATTTTGATCTCATTCATTTTATTTAAAATAAAATTAGTAACATCTTGATTACTCATTACATCCCATAATCCATCACATCCTATTATAATAAATTTATCAGATTTTTTTATTTTATATTTAAATATTTCTGGTTTATGAGTTACAAATGGTGTAGAATCTATATCCCCAAAAGCTCTTGATACAGATAAATCTCCTACTCTCCAATCATATCCATCAAAATAAATTTTACCTCCTATTTTTTCAATTCTATTTTTTTCATCAATTTGGTTTGGTTTATGATCTTTAGTTAATTGTTTTGGTATATTTTTATTATCACAAAGTACAGATCTACAATCACCAATATTAGCGACATATGAATAAATATCAGATTTATATTTAAACATAATAATAATAAGTGCTGTGGATCCTATATTGTATGATATATTTTTAAATTTTCTTTCAAGTTTAGTTTGTAGATGATCAAATACTTTTTCTATATATTTTTTAAAATTATTAGAATCGGTTATAATATATTGATTAAAGTTATTAGTGAAATAATTTGATAAGTTTTCTTTCAAATATTTAGATACTTCTTTACCACCGTGTCCATCATAAACACCAAAAAAATTAATATTTTCTAATTCATCATTTTGATTATCTAAATTAATTATTATATCATGTTGATCTTCATTTTTATCTCTTTTACCAATAAGTGATATTGAGTGTGTAATCATATATATTATTTATATTTAAATTGATGAATCTAATTTTTGGTTAAGTTTAATTTTTTTTTTAGTTAATTTTTTAGTATTTTTTCTTATTCTGGAAGCTTTTTTTCTAGATGTTTTTCTACTTTTGTTAGCATTTCTTCCTAAATTTTTTGTATTATTTTTTTTTGTATTTTTTTTTTTTTTCATTTATAAATAGTAATATTATAAATTTTAGTGTAATAAAAATTTATTTTTTATAATATATATTTAAATGATAATTCATAAATTTAAAAAGACATATATAGGAATTGTTAAAAACAGACCTTCAAAAATAAATAAAAGTCCTTACTTAGCAGATGTTTTATTTAATGGAAAAGAATTTATGGCACATACACCTTCATTAGGTTTATCAGGATTAATTAAAGAAGGATCACATGTGATAATGGAAAAAAATGAAAATGAAGATAATGTTAGCGCTTATAAAATTGTATCTGTTAAAATAAAAGAATATGAAACTGGAAATAAATTTATTTATGTTGGAGCAAATCCAGTTCTAGTAAATAATTTATTTATCAAATGTATAAATTTTAATTTAATAAAATTTCCAAAATATAAATCTGTCAAATGCGAAGCTCAATATAATGGTTCTAGAATAGATTTTATATTTATCGATAATAATAATACAAAACATGTAGTAGAATGTAAATATGCACCTACTGTAGATTATCATCCTGATCATAAACCTCATAATAAAGTATCAATTGGTGATGCAAAAAATTATAAAAGAGCATCAATTTTTCCAGATGGATGGCAATACAAGAAAGGAGCTGTTGTATCTGAAAGAGCTATAAAACATTTAAATGCATTAATTAAAGGTGTGAGTAATGGAGATAAATGTTATAATTTTTATTTTTCATTAAGAGATGATGTAGAATATTTTAGACCTAATTATGAAAAAGACATAATATTTACAAATTTATTAAAAAAAGCGATTAATAAAGGTGTAATTGTAAAAGCATTTAAATTAAAATATTCAAAGACTAATATTAAGTTCGTGAAAGAAATACCTGTAATTATATAAATTCAAAAACATAGTTATTATTAAGCTTAATAAAAAAATTGAAATTAAAAATTTTTTATGAAAAGGTATAAATAATAACTAAATATTAAATAAATAAAACAAACCGTAAAGGTCATCAAGAAGTTTACAACAAATAACTTAAACAATTTTATAAAAAATAAAAATGAATAATAGAAATTATGTTAGAAGTGGATACAGAGATAGAAATTATGAAAGTAGACACAGAGATGAAAGAAATTATGAAAGTAGATACAGAAATGAAAGAAATAGACACAGAGATGAAAGAAGTGGATACAGAGAGGAAAGAAATTATCAAAGTAGACACAGAGATGAAAGAAATTATGAAAGTGGATACAGAGATAGAAATTATGAAAGAAATAGACATAGAAATGAAAGAAATAGACACAGAGATGAAAGAAATTATGAAAGTAGACACAGAGATGAAAGAAATTATGAAAGTGGATACAGAGATAGAAATTATGAAAGAAATAGACATAGAAATGAAAGAAGTTATGAAAGTAGAAATAGAAATCATAATAATAACATACCTGATTATATCAAGAATTTAATTAAATTTAACAAAAAACAATTGAATTTTAATAATAAATTAGAAGCATCTAATTTTTTTGTAAATATAGTAAAAGATGCACTTAATGATAATAATAATCATTTTGACGAAAAGAATCTTTCTATGTTATTTGTAGGAGCTAAAAAATATAAAATTAAATATTATGATTGGGAAAATAATAAATCAATTATATTCCAAATATTAATATCGAAAATTGATTTAGTTACTTCACAAGGTATTTCTAATATTTTAAATTCATTATCTAAAATGAATATTAAATGGAATCATTTTAATCAGCATTTACAAAATAAATTAATTGAATCTGTTGAACATAATGTTGATCAATTTAATCATCAAGAAATAGCAAATATATTATTAGCATTATATCAATTAGGTTTAAAGTGGAATCATTTTAATCAGCATTTACAAAATAATTTAATTATATCTGTTGAACATAATGTTGATCAATTTAATCATCAAGAAATAGCAAATAC